AATAAATCCTTCGTTATTAAGTGAACCACTAACCCATGCTCTGAATGTATCAGTAACATCCATCGAGATATCATGAGATTGATATGTAAATGATTGAGTAGCAAATGAACCTGTGTACCACATACCTCCTTTACCATTAAATGAACCAGTACTAACAAGTGATGCTGAACCTATCAACCAGTTAACATTTGTTTTTCTTTGATTCCAAGTACAACCATCTGTTGATATATCATCAAACCTTGTACCTATACCCATATCCCACGATTCAGAAATAGGGTAGGCGTAAATTTCATAATCAACTGGTATCTCATTTGATTCACATTCTTTTAACAATAGTTCTGCATTACTCATTGTTACCTCACCACTTACTATTGATTGAGAAAGTGCTGCAGCATCAAATTGTATTAATGAACGAGCAATATCTTTTAAGTTACCATAATATGTTTTCGATATTTCAAGTACTTCATCTAAACCAGTATTCTGGTCAGGTTGTTGTAAATAAATTGTGCTATCTTTAGATGCTGTTACGAAATAATACATTATACAACCCTCCCTCTTATATCTTTACTTGGAAACTTTACTTCAAATATTGCTGGGTCTAAAGATGGGTAAACCATTTTTCCTTTAGTAGCATCACTTATATTGTAAGAATTGTTTGAATAGTTTCCTAAACATTTGTTAGTGATTTCACACTTTGGTACTGATGATACTCCTTCAACACCTGCGATTAACAATTCAACTTCAGAAATATTAATTGGTTGATTAAATGTCCAATTATCTATGTTGAAGTATTCTCTAAGTTCGTTAGTTACTCTTGTTAAAACTTGTCTTTTATTATATCCACCAAAAACTCTAATTTCAAAATCAATACCTATATTGATAATAAAACCATTTATAATGTTTACACCATCAGTAAGTAATCTAAATTCACTTAAATAAGTTTTAAGATTTTCTTTTACTGCTCTATTTAGTGTGGATAAGTTTTTATCTGAATCATAACCAAGTACATATAGATTTATTGCAAAAGGATTATTTTTTTCACTCATCGAACTTTTTTTGTTTCCAAGAAACTTGCTTACTTCATCTTTTACTTGTTGTTCTGTTAAATCTTTGTCTCTTAAACTTTGAACTAAACTTGTAAATTCTTCTAATGAATCTCTACTTGATAAAATTGATGCTGGTGAATTTAAATCTAACTCTCCATCTGGTGAACAGAATGCCTTTGCAACACCACCGAACTTAGGTGGTAATGATAATGCTCTTACTTGATAATCTTTTCTTGTTACCGCTCTATTTTGTGAACCAAAGTTAGATAGTGCGTTCTCTCTAATTTCTTCTATCGTATCAGCACCCTTTCCACCTGTTGCTGGTGATTCGTTTTCTACTGCTACTGAATTTTTTACTTCTCTATATGATGCTTGTTCATTTGTAGTAAAGAATGAGGTATCTTCATCAAATGAAATATTTTCAATAGAAGTAATTGTTCCTTGACCTACATTTGCATCAACACCACCACCAACTAAATAACTTACTGTAAGTGTTGTGTTTGATGGAGCCTGTCCATATGAGTTTGTTTTTAGAAAGTTAGCTGGGTCAAAGGATGCACCTAATCTATCAACAGAACTTCTTAATCCTAAACCTACATTTTTAAAGTTAGGAATTAATGTTTCATCGTTAGTTTGATTACCACCACCAAATACTATTGATGTAGTATTATCTTCATTTACTCTTGTAGTAAATCTTCTTGAAGTTTTTATTACTTGTAATATATTTGGTACTGAGTCTTTAAATTGTTGTAAATCCTTATCAGTTTGTTCTGATGTTGGGTAATCTACAAAAACCATTTCTTGTGCAAGATAAGGAACTTTATACCATTTGTTTCCATTTGAATCTCTTACATCTTGTATATCGATTACATTATCTTCTGCTAAATTTATTTTTGAAAATTGTTGTGGTGTTCCAAATGATATATTAACTGTTTTTAATTCAGCTGATATTGCATTTACAAATTTCTTTACAAGATACTTAGTTGGTTCATTTGCTCCATTTGTCTCATAAACAGAAATCTCTCTATCTTCTTCTACATTGAAATCAACTAACTCAGTTGTTCTAAATTGTATTCCATCCTCACTTTCAACAACCATACCTTCTTTGATTCTTAAATAATATTTTGAATCTGGTCTAATTGTATCACCACTTCCAATTCTTGGTACTAATTGGTAAACCGCTAAACTTGTAATAGCAGGTGAAGTTACTTTTGGTTTATATCCTAAATATTCAGATAATGCAAGGACATTTTTTTTATCCTCAGCAAATACCATTAATGATTCTTTAAGTGTATCATCAACATAGTAAGATAAAACATCACCTACATAAGATGCCATTTCAATGAACATCATACCTGGTGATGATTCATTAAAATCAGTATATGTTTTTGGGAAATATGTTTTTGCGTATTCAATTAAATTTTTTCTAAACTTAGAAAAATCTTTATTGATATACTTGATATCTCTACCTTGGTTTGTCTTTCTTGTAATACTATTTAATGGCATATCTTATCCTTCCACCTTAAATGTTATTTGTTGTACATCAATTTGATTACCTACTGTAAAGTTAACTGATACTTCTGCTTTGTTATTATCTTTCATTTCATCAGTCATTCTTACATCTATCTCCGCTATGGTAATATAAGGTAGCCAAAAATTGACACTACTTGTTATAACCTTTTCAATATTTTCAGCTAATTTATCATCAGCCTGTTCGAACAATAATGTTTTTAAACCTGTTCCAAAGTTTGGTTGTAAAATTCTTTCACCTTTAGATGTCATTAGTAGATTTTTTAAGTTTGCTTTTGCTTGTTCAAATGATGAAAAAGCCTGCCTAAACATACCAGTATTTCCTCTTTGGACTGGTAATGTTATACCATACGCAAAGTCGTTAAACTCTTGTGTATCTTTTACTACTTTTTTATCTAATACAAATGCCATCTAAATATTTACCTTTTAAACTTTTTTACAAGTGCTGAATTATCCCTATTTAGAATTCTATCTAAACCAGGTAATCCTGTTTTAACACCAAGACCAGTTTTGCTTGGTTGTTGTTTAACATCTCCATAACCCATTTGAGCGGCCATACTTGCTCTCATTCCTTCTACTCCAGCTCCAGCACCTTGTTGGTTAAATGAAACTGTCTTATCCATGTTTTCATTTACAGGTTGAAATTTATCTAATACTGATTTTTGTTCAACTCCACCCTTTCTTTGAGCAGCTGTAAATGGTTTTGTATTATTTAACGCCTCATTAATTGCTTCATTTTTTGTGAAGTGTTTTTTAGGCTGTGTTCTTTCTTCTTGTAAAGCAAGTTCAGCTTGTTCAAAAGGGTCTACCTCTGTTTGTTGAATTGCTTCTTGTATGGGAGTTTCAATACCTCCCTTCATATTTTTTACTTCTTCCTTTAAAATTTTAGGAAAAGTTTTTGTTAGAAAATCTTCGTGTTTTTTTGCCACTTCAACTTCTACTAATGTTTTGATAACTTTTACTAATTGTTTGGTATTCATAATTCTTTTATTTTCCTTACTAATATAAATATATTATTATCTATTTTATAGTTTTTAATAATTGTAATAACATTTTATACCTGCTTCGTAGGTAGTTCTACCACCTTTTTTAATCATTGTAAGTTTTTTCTTTCTATTAGTTCCTATTCTTTTATATGATATGTGTAACCAAATAGAGTTACCATGTTCAAATATTATTTGGTCAAATGCAACATTGTTTACTATCCATTCAGTTATAGGTAAATATCCTAAAGGAGTTATACCATCAAATTGTATATCAATGGCTTCACCTTTTTCATGTTGTGAAACTCCACCAGGTATGGATGGTGTTCCTCTAAAGCCTGAATTAATTCTTACATTAGGATATTTTTCTTTTATAGGTTGTACTAAATTTTGAGCAACTGCTTTTAGATTACATACAATATCCTCAACTGTAAGACCTCTTTGTTCTTTTAACTTGTGAGGGAATGTACAATCTAAAGATAGTGTTCTTAACCTTACATCATTTGTAAAGTTTTCTTCATAATCAAGTTTAGCTCCACACTCAACTGCTTCTCCTTCTAAATCATTTGTTCCATCAATTTGTTCTGCAGTTGTACTTACTGGTGGTGGTGCTGTTACTGTTTTTGCTAATTCTGTTTTTACTTCTTCTATTTGTGGCCCTGCATCTTGACCTTCATCTGATAAAAATTCAACAGAACCAACAGCTTTGATTGCATCCTTTGCACCTTCAGCTGTATTGTTATCATCTGCAATTTCGTTTAATAATTCTTCTACTGTTTTTTCTTGTGGTTGTGGTTGAGGCCTTGGTGGTCTTTGTGGTGGTGAAGCTGAAGGAATAATATTATATCCAACATATGGTAGAAAACCAGGTGCAATTGTTATTGGTGCACCAGGATATGCTGCTTGACTTACAAAGTAAGTACCACTTATAGTAGTTAAGTGTATTTTCATACCTGATATTAAAATATCTAAAAAGATATTTGCATCATTTACTGGCTGTGTTTTACCTATTTTAGACCATGTACCAGGATTACTTACAACAGCAGATGCCACTGCTATGTTATATATAGCACCAAATACAGGTTGCAATGGTGGTATAAGTGACATTTCTGCACCAACCCAATATCCACTTTGTACCGCAGTTCCTATATCATCTATAAAATTATGATTTCCTTTTTTTACATTTAATGCTTTTAGACAAGCTGTTTCAACTAATGTTCGCATCAAATCAGTATTTCCTTTTCCAATAATAATACTACCAACTATCGATGGTTGTTGGAATCCTCGTAGCATACAACTATGATACTCATCGGTAATTTTTTTTGCAAAATCTTTATAGGAATCTACTTTTTTAGAAGTGTTTACTGTTTCACCATTAACAGTAGTTTGTCCTTGCATAAAGGACAACATATTTTGTTTGAATAAACTCCAAGACATAATTTACTCCGTATAGTTAAGGGTAGATAGGAATGTTTCTAATCTATTTTTTATCTTATTAAAATCCCCTTTGTTGTTTGGGCCTACTGCTGAAGGGCCTGCAGGTGTAGAAAATATTTGATTGTTAATAGCATCAATTAGTTCACCCATTAAGTCAACTAATACTTGTCCTCTTACTAAAGGTTCTTTTGTTTCTTCTGTATTAAGGAATATCTCACCACTACCACCAAGTATTTTAAAATCATTATCGTTAGTTGTAATTAAAACATCACCATTGAAATCCATATCAGCACCATCTAATCCATTATCAATTGTTAGTTTACCATCTGATATAAATGAATAATTACCCTTTGAATAAAATAACATTTCAGAATCTTTTGCTGATAATATTATTCTACCGCTATTTATTAAGGCTTGGTCTGTGCCTTTTAATTCAGGCTCTTCTGCATATATTGGTTCTGTTTCTAATGGAGTATCAACTGTACCAGGTGTAAATGCTAAAAGTTTTTCTCCACTTGTTAACGCGATGGTTGAACCATCATCAACAAAGTTTTCTTCGTGAAAATCTCCTATCTTTAAATCGTTTAATGATTTACTTCCCTGTCTATTTCTGATTATAATTGATGGAGCAAATGAATTTTCTTCATTGTTGTATCCACTAAATCTTATTGATTGTCCAAATCTTGTTTGTATTACTTTATCACCCTCAAATAGTTTTAAATGATTAACTTGGTTCTTTGTAAAATATTCACCAAATGTTTCATTATCAGTTGATGTACTATTTTCTTTATTAGTTGTACCTGTTTGTGAAGTTTGTGAATAGTCCTTTGCGTTACCTCCATCACCTTCATCGGTAGAAAGATAAGTTGCTTCAACATTTATTTTTGCATTACCTGTATTTAGGTTTGGTGAAATTATTCTTTTGTAAACTACACCACCAGTTTCGTTAGTCATTAATTGTACTATTTCACCAATGATAGGTAAATCTATAAATGAATAATCCTCTGGTCTATAATATCTTAAGTTATCTGTACTTGAAGATGTATCATCTAACTTTCTTATTTTTGCAGCACCTATTAAACTAAAATTTTTATCTGCTTTACCTTCAGCTGGATTTTGTAATGATTTTATTGCTTCAGAATCTCCATCTAATACAACATCCATTACAATACCTAAACCAAGAGGTTTGTTTACTCTTTTCTTATTACTTCTTTGTATTTGTGATAGAATTCTTCTACTCATTGTTTACTTTTTGTTTTAATTCTTCAACTTCGTTAGTTAAATCATCAACTTTGGTTTTTTCATTTTCTACTTCGTAAACTGTATCTTCTAATTGTTGTAGTAATTGTTCTTTTTCTTTATCAGTCAAGAAACCTGTATCTCCATCTGTTTTATCTTTAGAAGCAATCATTCTTTGTGCAATTGCTGCCATCTTTAATAATGCTTCATCGTTTCTAACTGAAGTATCAACTAAATCTTTTATTATTGGGCCTATCACTGCCATATCACCAGAATGTCTAATTATTTTTTTCATTTCAGCAATAAGTTCTGATATCCTTTGTTTCTTGTTTTTCTGATTATCATAGATATCTTCAAACAATCCACTTAGGTTTTTGCCAGGAAATAATTCAAAATTTGTACTCATGATTATACCATATTATGTTGTATATAAATATGGTAAATGAAAAATCTTATTATTTAAAGAACTTTTCCATTTTGTGTTCTGTACTACCATGTAGGTTGTAGCATCTGAAATCTTGTACCTCAATATGTGTAGAATTATGTTCAGTTTTTTGAAATCCCCAACCTTCAATACAAGTATAATAACCGAAAGGAAACTTTTTATTTATAATCAAATCAAGGTATTTACCATTATCAACTCCAACTGTCATTAGAACACAATTCCATTTACCTCTACGAAGTTTTCTAAAGTTACCAACTATACCATTAAACCAAACTTGATTACCTTCTGTTTCAGCTCCCATCTTTGGTAAGAATGAATATGAATCCCACCAACCTGTTTTAGTAAACTGGTCGTATGAACTCCCTCTCTCTTGATTACGAATCCATACACCACTATCTAATGCCTCTCTACGATGAACCCATTTTTTATATGAAGATTGATTGTGTTTTAGAGTTGATTGCCAAAACTCTTTGGGTCTACGAACTTTATGGTATGCAAGAGCCCATACCATTTGACCATAAGCAAGTGAGTGTCCTTTTGCAAAAGAATACTTTCTAAGATGAGTTAGTTCTTTCCAAATAGATTCATCTTTTATTTTAGATTTAAACTCATCCATAATTTTTTTGTTACAATTCTTAAATCCTCTTCTGTATCTATCTGCTTGTGAAAGTGAACAACCAAGTGTTGATGATATAAATGTTAGTGCATCTTCATCATAGATAAACTTTGCTTTACCTTCTCTAAAGTAACTTGCTTTTCTACCACCATCAGCAGCTGCTGGTCTGATTAATGCAAGAGCAAGTGCAACATCATACATTGTTTTAGGTTGTAGAGCAAGAATAGTTTTTCTCATTGTTCTACTTTCTGATTGTGTCAATCCTAATACATCACCTCTACATAAAAGTTGTGATGTAAGTTCATCATCGATTGGGTAATCACAAAGTTTAGTTTCACAATCTAATTCTCTTAATTGTGCTAAACCTCTATTACAAAGTAAATCAATCTTAATCCAATTGTTATCTTCTACATCATACTTGTCAACTGCAATCTGATTCTCTTTTAAAATTAAATCTTCAGGTATCCCCTCTTTCCATATTACAATACCACCACAATGTTTAGACCAGTTTCTTTGTTTACCCATCAGCTGATTCGCAATCTCATAACACTTCTTTTGGGTTTTTTTATCTTTGAATATTTTTTCTACTTTAAAATATTTGGGTACAAACTTTCTATAACCACATTGTCTGATTGCTTCTCGTAATGCAGTTTTCTCAGAATACATAACTCTGTTTGAAATCCTACTTACCATATTAGGATATTCTTCACCAACTTGTTCTAAGATAGAATCTCTGATATCATATGGAACATCGATATCGAAATCAGGTTGGTCCTCTCGTGTCCAATTTAAGAATCTTTCTAATGGTATGTTTTCTTTGATTGGGTCTATATCATGTATTCCCATAAGGTAAGCAACAAGAGATGAAGCACCACTACCACGAAGTAACCAAAGTGAATCGTTTCTTTTTATAATTTGTATGATTGTGTGAACTTGTCTATAAGTTTCTTCAAAGTTTTTAGCTTTGATTATTTTAAGTTCTTCTTTTAATCTTTTAACATACTGTGGTTTGGTAGGATACGGTCTTTCGAATAACCAAGTAAGTGGGTGTTGCATAGATATAACCTTTATATATATAAATATAAAAAACCCCACAAAAAAGTGGGGTTTAGTTCTTAACGCGTTCTGAAATTATTAAGTTGATATTTACTTCTTAATAATATGGTAAAGTACGAAAGCACCAACTAGTCCTAACAGACCTTCAGCACTCAAACTTCCTAAAATGCCCATGATGTTATCAACTACTGATACTTCTGGCCAGAATGGGATGTTTGCACCTTTGAATAATACTTCAAGTACAACTCCTAAGGCTACGATACTAATACCGATTTTTGTTAGTTCATCGGCCCAAGAGCCAATTTTCTTTAAAAAATCCATATAGTTCTCCTTTGTTTTAAATGAAATAAAATAACTTTTTCATATTCCAAAACAACGGACTTGTCCACAAATAACTATGGTATATATTGTAAAAAAAATGTGAATATATATCGAACACCCAATAGACAACGGCATTTCGAGGTTAATTTTTAAACTTGTTCCAAATATCTATTGCCTTTGAGGTTATTGATTCTACTCCTTTACCTACTTTTTTTGATATTTGTTTTGCAATTGGTTTAGGTAAAAACTTTTCTAATTGTTTTTTTGTTTGTGATTTAGCAACAATCTTACTACCTTTTTCTATTATTTTTTCTTTAAGTTTTCCCATACTCCTCTTTTCACTAGCTCTTTTCTTATTAGTTCTTTTTTTCTTTTATACGAAGGTGAATCATAAAACTTTACTAAATCTTCTGTTTTAGTATTAGAAGGTGTGTAATGAATTATCTTGAATTTATTAGTCATCTTTCCATTGACTTTAATATATTCTTTACTACTTGGTTTAATCTTTGGTGGCATTTTATTTTATAACCTCAAAATTTTTAATTTCGTAAGTATATTCATCATCAGCAATTTCATGGTTAGGGTCTACTCCAAGATACTGTACATATCCATACTCACTATTATACAAAACATCTAACTGATATGGAATATTTTTTAATTCGTGTTCAACCAAATCAAATAAAGATATTACTGTTTGAATCCAAGGTTGTTCTTTTTTTAAATCATCTCTATCAACAATTATATCATTAACTTTAAAAACTTTGTTTTCTAAATCAACCTCGAGAATATTCCAAGTGGTTACTTTATCTTCACAATAACATTGCTTTCTTTGTTCAAGTTTATAATGCCTTACATCAGAAAATCTCCACTTAGATTTTGCTTTATTTAAATCCATCATTGCAACTCTGTATGGTGATGGTTCATATGGTTCAACTTCACAACTTGACAATCCTAAAAATAGAATTGCAATCATAAGTAAGATTGACCACTTTATAATTTTGTTATATTCTTTATTCATTATTTATCTAACCACTTAAACCACCTATTCATTATGAACCAGAATATAACTAGCATTCCAACCACTTTGAATAAAGTGAAAATAGTTTCCATAACAATAAATATAAAGAAATATATGGGGAATAAAAAACCCCTCTTAGTGAGGGGCTAAAACTTTTCTAATCACTTTGAATTACGATTAGGGCCTAATTGCCAGTTTACTTTAGTATAAATATACCTATATTATGGGAAGGTTAAAGGATTTTCTTTTTTACTATATAGTTGTTTATAACTAAAGTATCCATTTCACAATTCAAGAATGTTTTGATTGCTTCTTCTGGTGTGTTGACCATAGTTTGGTCTTTTAAATTAAATGAGGTATTGATTACAATTGGATAACCATTTAACTCGTGGAGTTTAGTTAACATATCATAAACTCTTCTTTGTTGATTTCTATTAAGTGTTTGGATTCTAGCAGAACCATCAACATGAGTTATAGCTGGTAATTGGTCTTGATGTTCTCTTTTTACTTTAACAACTTGATTCATATAAGGAACCTTTTTATCATATTGGAAATATGCTCTTGAATATTGTTCTTGTACTATTGGAGCAAATGGTCTAAAACCTTCTCTCTTTTTAATAACTCTATTTAATCTTCTTTTCATTTGAGGGTCTCTTGGATTAGCAAGAATTGAACGATTACCTAATGCTCTAGCTCCAAACTCTAATCTACCTTCAAACCAACCAACAATATTACCATCTGTAATTTCTTGTGCGATAATATCTCTAATTTGTTCATGTAATCTATGTTCAACATAAATATGTTTATCAAATTTAGAAAAGGTACTTAGTATTTCATCTTTAGAGTATGCAGGGCCAAGGAATGGGTTTGTATTATCTTCCCTTCTTTTGTCATGGTTTCTATGATAATACTCTAAAGCACAACCAATAGCAGAACCTGCATCTGATGGAGCAGGTGGTATCCATAAATTTTCATATTTTGTTTTTGTTAAAATTTTACCATTAGCTGTTCCATTGTATGCACATCCTCCACTTAAACAAAGATTTTTACTTGGATTAATTTTATATAAATTATTTAAAAGTTTAAAAAATAAAAATTCATAAGTTTGTTGTAATCCTGCAGCAATATCTTTATGATGTTGTTCTAATTTTTCTTCAGGTAATCTATTAGGTACACCAAATAATTCTCCTAATTTGTAATTAAACATATGAGTATCAGAATAATCATATGTAAAATACTTCATGTTTATTTCAAATGAACCATCTTTGTTAAGTGTATATAACTTTTTAAATTCATCCTTGTAGATTGTCCAATCTCCATAGGGAGCTAATCCCATAACTTTATATTCACCTTCATTAGGTTTAAATCCTAAGTATGCTGTAAATGAGGAATATAACATACCTAATGATGCTGGAAAGTTTATACTTTGTAATTTTGTAATAAAATTTTTATTTCCTTTAGCTAAAACAGTAGTTTCCCATTCACCCACACCATCAACTGATAAAATATTTGCTTCTTGAAAAGGTGATGTAAGATAAGAATAGTTTATATGTGAAAGATGATGGTCACTATAAATTATTTTTGTTTGATGACCTGTAATACTATTAAGTGTGGTTTCAAGTTTATGATATGCTTTTTTGTTTCTTTTTAAGATTCTTCTTCTTGTAAAGTAATTCCATAACCAATGGCCTCTTTTAGTAGAATTTTCAATCCTATCTAATTTTAAATCAGGATTTTCATAAAAACAAATAGCATCAACATCGTTTTTTTGAACTTTATTTTTTGCATATAAATGTGCTATTGATTTAATAGGAAAGGAATTGTCATGTTTTACACCAGTAAATCTTTCTTCTTCTACTGCACCTAAAACTTTACCATCCTTAATTAAAGCGGCTGCTGAATCGTGATATCCACAACTTATTCCTAAAATATAACCTTTACTCATTTATAAATAATCGTTATCTAAATATGGATTTTCTTCATCTTCTTTTTTTGGTTCCCAAAAAGTTGATTTTTTATTTAAAAGTAATTCACCATGTTCTAAGTAATCATTAAGTAATTTTTTCTGGTGTTTTTTCATAACATTTACAACCTTGGTAATATAGTGTGTTTTGTAATCAGTCATTTCTCTGATTAAAAGGTATAAATGTTTTTTGTTAAAATTTTCTATATGTTCACTTCTTCTAAATAGTTCAAGTATAGCATCTGCAATCTGTAAATCTCTTTTTTTGTTAAAAATAAAGTTCAAGTTTTCATCCCAATATTTTAACATTATATTTTTAAATTCTTTGAATTCATTATTTTCTTGTTCTACATGAAAATCATTTTCAGGATTCCATGTTTCTGGCATAGCTGATAATAATGAATTTTGTTTCCATCTTTTGTAGTTACCATTATTTTTTAGAATCAAATGATTTTTTGCAATGATAGTAAAGTAAGAAAATGCTCTACCTTTACCTTCTTGAAACATATGCATTTTTTCTACCATTGTAGAAACTACTTCTGTTTGAATATCTTTTTTTGGTACATCAAAGTATGTAAATTTAAAAGTGTTAATTACATTCTCTGCTAATTTCTCAAATGGATATTTGATTCTATCTTCGTAGATTTTAGACCTTTCAGCTGGGTCTTTTGATTTGTTGTATTCGATAATTGCTTCTTGAGCAGGTGTACCGAAATACATTTTGGATTTTTTTCTTCTTTTTCTTGGCATTTTATAATTCGTTATCGAGTTCTTCAACTATTTTTTTCATTTCATCAAAAGTAACTCCAACTTCATCATCTTTTTCAAAAACTTCTCTGTTATCTAATCTTCTCATATTTTCGAGAGCATCTGATATTCTGTTTCTAACAGAATCTACGGTACCAACTAATCTATCTTCAAGTTGTTCGTTCTGTCTTAAAAGGTTTCTAACACCAACCAATAAGACAATGTTCAGTATTACTGAAACTCCTATAATGATATTATAGGTTGTAAAATATTCTAACATATTATTCTAAGTTTAATTCGTATCCACTAAAGTGTGTTAGATACGAGGTAAGTTTTGTTCCATTACCATCTCTAAATTCTTTTCCTTTTTTAAGGAATCTTTTAACATTACCAGGCCCTGCAAGGTGTGCAGCTGCAAGGATTCCACTTTCAGTAATCTCTGTACCATGTATAGTTTTACCTTCCCAATTATCAATATACTTTTGAAGTATTTTTTTATTATGTAAAAGTAAATCTAACATTGCCTGTTCTTGTAAGTAGGGTGAATTAAGAAACTCTTGTCTTGATACATCGTATCCTAATGATTTAAGAGTTTTTTTACCAAATTGGTATTTACCCATATAACCCCAACCATTTACAACATCGTATCTGTTTGAGGATTCTCTCATCCCTATTGCATCCAAAAACATATCGTGTTCGCTTGGTAATGGTATGTCAACAGGTTCTATTTTTATTTCAATTAGTTCAACTGGTTTAGTTTCTAAAACATCAACCGGCTGGAAATTCGGTTTTAAGAAATTAGTTGTAAATCCAACTAACCCTAAAGTAGTAAACATCGAAATGATTACTAATAATATTTGTTTTCTCATACGGATTGCTCCTTTGATTTACTATGTAAATATACGAAAAATTTTCGATATATCCAAATTTTTTAGGAGTTTTTTTAACACTCTCCTAAAGGCCCATAGTAAAGGCTACTAAAAACTTCCTCTTCTTTTTTCTCCTCTTCAGGTAATCTATCCAATATATCGTTTGTAAGTTTTAGAAGTTTTTTATTTTCTTTTACTAAATCTTCCCATAACTCCATGTTAAAATCTATCTTCTGTAAAATTTCTTCCTTAGTAAAAACATTCTTTTCAATAAGTAAATCCATTATACTCTGAGTTACTAAACTTTGAGTAAGTAATTTACTTTGTAGGTGCTTTATCATTGTTTTTGATATTAAGTTCATCTAATAGTTCTTTTAAATCATTTTTATCTTCGTTTCCAAAAACTAAATCTCCAAATGATTTTTTAATTGATTTACTACTATAACCTAATGTGGATGCTAATCTAACACAAACTACTTTAAATTCATTGATATCCATATCATCTGGCACATCAAGTTCTATTTTACTTGCTTCTCTATTAAGTGTTAGAAAGTCTTTGTCTGTATATGTAAATATAAGTTTACCCATGTTTTCGTTTCTTTATAAGATTTCGGCACCTTGTGAAAGTAAAGGTTCTGCCTTCTTGTATTTCATAAATTCAGTAGAACCATCAGTAAGTTTTACCATTACTCTTTCATTTCTACCGTATTTTTTTCCTCGTGTAATTGTTTGTGTATATCTTCTATCTGTTATTAATCTACCTTCAAGGTGGTCAATCTCATGTTGTGCTACAATACACTCTAACATACCTTCATCGTTATAGAATTCTTCTGAAGTTTTCCATTCTTCTTTTGAATCAGGTGAAAATATAACTGTTCCTAAATTATCACACTCTACTGTTAATGTTTTAAATCTTACTGTTTGAACTGGTTTACGCATTGTTTTAGGCATAGATAAACATTGTTCTACATAAACAACAGATTCCTTTGATACTTCTGCAACTCTTGGGTTGATTAGTACCAATGGTTCTTTTACATTGATTACACAGGCTCTTTTATTTATTCCTATTTGATTTGCCGATAATCCTATACCACCATGTCTTTTTAACTCTTGAAGAAGTGTTATTGATATTTCATCTACATCTTCTTTACTAAATGGTGTAGGTTCTATTTTAGATTTTAATTTATTTGGGTCTTGTATTAATTTCATTATTTTACTAATTTCTTTGTAGTGTAATCTCCACCAAAAGGTCTTTCGTAAACTGTATTACCTCCATCAGGTGATTCATAAATTTTTAAGTGTTTATATTTTTCTAATACTTTTTTATTAGTAAGATATATCTCTCTAATTTTTTTACCTAATTCCATATCGTTTGGGTAGGCTTCTACTAATTCTTGTAAGTTCATTTTAACTCCTTATTTGAAAATTTTTCTAATAACCAAGAGGAAGATTGTACTTTATCTCCTAATCCCCAAACCATATCGATTCCATATCCTTTACATACATCTTCTTCAGTTGCGGGAACTCCACCTGCAACTCTATCACCACCATTACCAAAAGCCATAATACCCTCTTCCCAAACTCCATTATCTCTCATATATTTATGTCTTGATGCATCAATAAAATCACATGCTGAATCATCCATGTGTATTTTTGGATTCATGATGTAAACCCAATCTACTCCTTTAATGTTATCCATTATGAAAGCTCTTTCATCTTCTTTCATAAATGATTTACCTTTTTTTCTTCTTAACCAACTATCGTTGTTAAGGCCTATCCAAACTTTATCTGCAAGTGCTCTTGCATTTTGGATACATTCTATATGACCTTTGTGGACGGGGTCAAAACCGCCGCTTACTAATATAACTTTATATTTTTTACTCATTTTTTATTATCTTATACAAAGATACAAAATTTTTTTTATAATTCCAAATTATTTCCAAGAAAATCCTGCACCCATGTGTCCAAACTCTGCTGTACTACTAAATATTGGTTTTTTTAATTCTAAGAAATCTATGATTCCTCGTGGGGATAAATCATATCCCTTGATAAATTCGTGTTCTCCATCAACGAGAGCACTTGCCTGAAGTGGTTGGTCATACCCTATTGCATATGCAAGTTGTACAACTACTTCTTTAACATTGGGTCTTTCCTCCAATATATCTACAGCTATTCTTCTTGCCATGTAGGCTGCACTTCTATCAACTTTAGTACAATCCTTACCACTAAATGCTCCACCACCAAGTGGAACTCTTGGGCCATAATTATCAACTGCTAGTTTTCTACCAGTCACCCCAGCATCGGCGGTAAATCCACCAATGTTCCAGTCACCTGCAGGATTACAATGTAAAGCTTCAATAAAGTAATTAGGGTAATCTTCAAAGTATTGCATTACTAATTCATGTAATTTTTCTGCTGGTGCTTTTTGAAATGAACATACAACTCTTAATGAGTTACCATTCATTGTAACTTGTGTTTTACCATCAAAGGGATAGTAACTAAATATATGTTTGTTAAGTTCTCTAGCTAAATAATATTCTTGTGGTAAAAATTGTTTATTATCTCTACAAGCATAACCAATCATAATTCCTTGGTCACCTGCTCCACCAGTATCAACTCCATTAGCAATCTCTGGTGATTGTGAGTTAAGATGTATGATTACATCTTTTACTCCTGATATGTTATTAACAATTGTTCTAATATCTGATTCAGATACTTCAGTTTTTGAAGTTACTTCACCAGTTATAAATACCTTTCCATTTCCACCAGAAGTTTCAATAGCACATCTTGAGTTAGGGTCTCCTTGTAAATATAAATCTAATAATGTGTCTGATATTCTATCACACATTTTGTCGGGATGTTTCGGTGAAACACATTCTGCTGTTCTTATCATTTTGCTTTTGTTATTAGAGTTGTGAAAATATATAAAAAGAAAATTGGTAATGTAGGTAGGAAAAATAAGATTATAAATAATAATCTCCAAAGGACAGGGTCTGAATCTGTATATTCCCCTAATCCTCCACAAATACCAGCCAATCTTCTGTCTGTTTTGCTTCTATAAAATTTTTTCATAGTTAATTACTTAGTGGTGCTTTGATTGTTGGATGTGATTGATATCCATCAATCTCATAATCAAATTCTCCATTCAGTATATCTACATTTGATAATTTTACTGTTGGTAATTGAAATGAGGTTCTCATCCTTTGTTCTTCTGCCTGTTGTAAGTGGTTCTTGTACAAATGAGTATCTCCTAAATTTCCAATCAATTCACCTGGTTTTAAATTTGTTTCTTTACATAATAGTAGTAATAACATTCCATATGATGCAATGTTAAATGGTAATCCTAAAAAGGTGTCAACACTTCTTTGATTCCATATTAAAGATAATTCACCATCTTGTACATAACATTGAAATCCATAATGACAAGGTGGTAAAACCATTTGTTCTAACTCCGCAGGATTCCAAGAGCTAACCATCAATCTTCTACTATTAGGATTTTCTTTAATAAGTTCTATAAGGTTTTTGATTTGGTCTACTATATAAGTTGGGCCTGAACCATGTCTTTTAGTTATCCTTCTCCATTGTTTACCATACACAGGTCCAAGTTCACCCCATGTTCTAGCAAATAATTCATCAGTTTTAATTTTTTCTACAAACTCTTCCATTGTAAGTTCATCTCTATCAAGTTCATACATACATGCTCTCTGATAAGTTTTGTAAGCATCTCCATTCCAAATATTACACCCATTATCAACAAGATACTTTATGTTTGTATCTCCTTTTAGAAACCACTTAAGTTCTGTCATGATTGATTTGATTGCCATCTTCTTTGTTGTAAGAAGTGGAAATCCTTCACTCATCTTGTGTCTTATTTGTTTACCGAAAACAGATATTGTACCTGTGCCTGTTCTATCTGATTTTTCTTTTCCTTCAAGTGTTATATCTTGAAGAAGTTGTTGGTATTGTAAATCTAAGTTATTCATAATCTATCTTCAAATTGTTTCGTAAATGTAAATATACGAAATTATTTTATATTTTCCAAGCGTTCTATCTCTTTTTTTACTTTTATGTTCCAAGGGCCCCAAGTTATATTATCAACTAACCACTTTCTATAATAAGGTGGAATAGATGCTACCGGCTTCCCTTTGTACTTTCCAAAGGTCATATATACCTTTTCTAAATCACCATCTTCATCTGTTTTCTCAGCAAGATTTACACCACCTTCTAAGTGAATTCCTATTTCGTGCATTGGAATACCTGTGATTTGTTTCTTACCTTCACCGAACAATTCCCATTCTTCACCACCAGTATCTTTGTAATATAGTTCTTCAACTTTACCAAATCTTTCTACTGAACCTACAAAATCAACTACTAAACAATTTTCTTTTTGTGGATGAATACGAGTTCCTCTACCAACAAACTGATACCACCAAGAGATTGATGCAGTTGGTCTACCTGTAATCAAACAATCTAATTCAGGATAATCAAATCCAACTGTAAGTACATTTACTTGTACGATAACTCGTATCTGTTGGTTTCTAAACTCTTCTATGATTCTCTTTCTTTCATTCTTTGGTGTACCACCATGTACTACTGCTGATTGTGGAATCTTTCTTGCAAGGTCTGTTGCCTGTTCTATTGTTGGTACAGCAACAAGAATAGATTTTCTATCATACACTTCTTCAATCTTCTTTACAATCTTATCACCAATGTTTTGGTTCTCATAAGAACGAGCAATAGATTCTTGTGTATATTCAGCACCACTTGAATTGTAAACTAAAGCACCAGTATCGAAATCATATGATTGATATTCTAATGGTGTCCAATAGTTTAACTTAACAATATCTTGAATCTGAGAAACATGAAGAATATATTTAAAGAATACTCCATGTTTAGAACGATTTGTTAACATAACCAACTTTGAGTATGGGCCTGTATCTCCCATGTTGGTTTGTAATTTTAAGGGGGTTGCAGTAAGACCAAGAATGTGAGTTGCTTTCATACCATCCACAAACCTCCTCAACTGACCTGATTTGTTTCTTGGATATCTATCGCACTCATCTATAATGATTTTAGTGACCCCCATCTCTTTAAACTTGTAAGCAATATTAATGATGGAACCAATAGTTGCATAAGTTACATCTCCTAATTCTTTACTTCCCATTGAAGCAGAATAGATAGATGCCTCTCCACCGAGAGTTATAAATTTATCATAGTTTTGTTCTAATAATTCTTTAGAAGGTTGTAGTACAAGAATCTTTTCACCAAGTTCTTTTGCAATCGCTGCGATAACAATCGATTTACCAAAGGCAGTTGGTGCCACGATAATCGATGGTTTCATCTTTGGAGTTCTGAAAAACTCAACTCCAATTGCTACTGGTTCAATTTGATTCTCTCTTAGTTTCATAAACCTAAATCTTTTCTAATGTCGTTTTTTACAGTAGTTAAATATTTTGTTCTCTTCTTATGAGAAACAAATGGTACTGACCAAAATTGTTTTGTTTTAAACCATCTACTTAACTTCCAACCAAATACAAAAGTAAATACACCTAATACTAATCTTAGTTTAACTGAGTTAAGATATAAAGTTATAACAGGTAACATTGGTGCTCCATGTGTTATATATGTTCTAACTTTCTTATCTTTTAAAAATGGTTTTGGATACGCATATAGTTTTGTTATGTTTACAAACTTGTATGCCCAGCCAGGTGTAAATACTTCATCAAAAAATATCTCCATTCTTGGTGTCAATCTAAACCACCATACAGGTGATATAAAATAAATGTGTGTTGACCAAGTTACTAACTCTTGATATTTTTCAATTAATTTTTTTCTTGGTTGTTCGAAACTATCTCTATACAAATCAATCACTCTATATGATTGTTTGTGTTTTCTCATTTGCCTTGTTGCAGTTTTGTAGATACCATTCCAACAGAATGATTTTTTATCAGGATGACCTACTACAATAAGAATCTTTTTTTGTTTCAAACCTTAATCCCAATATGTAGATTTACCTACATTTTTTTTACCCTTAGTTGATTTTTTCTTTTTTCTAAAAAGTTTTTTTACATAGCTATCATCTTTCTCATCAGCATGAGGATTAAATCTACCCCAATTACCATGACCATCATAATCAATCGGGTCATGTTGTCTGTTATAATAATCTCTTAACTCCGGGTCATTTTCCATTTCCTGTCTTTGTTGTTTATGTGCTTTAGTTATCATTGTAAGTAATCCAACTAAATATAATGCGAAGATTATAAATCCTACTATAAACATCACTAACATATTACCTGTAATCATTTTCTTCTTTTTCTATTTCTATATCTTCTTCTTTTTGCTGCTTCTTGTCTAAAGAAATCGTTTCTTCTTTGTCTAATAGCAACTGCAAATGCTAATATCGATGGAACCCAAATTCCAACGAATATTCCTTCTAACTTATTACCAGTAAACCATAGTGATACTGAGTATAAGAAGGATAAAAATGCTAATACAACGGGATAATATAACCCCAAATATAATTTTAATTTTCTCATAATTTATACTTTTTTTTATATTTTTCTACAAATGATATACCAACTCCTAATTCCAAAATATCATTTTCTTTTGGTATGAGTGGATTTCTCTTTGTTGTTGATATAATATCATCAACCCTTGTGTTCTTAAAAACTTCTAAAAACACCTTTCCATTTTTTCGTGGTCTTTTATGAACCACTACTATTTCTGGTATTGACCTTAAATTAACCAATTGATTTTATTAATTCAACTTTTTTTTCTTCACATCCCTTCCAATTTTTTAAGAGTTCCTCGGATGCTTGTTTGTAGTAATCTCTTTCTTTTTTAACTTCATGATACTTTGCTTCCCATGAATCTTTTTGAGTTGTACTAATAGTAAAACCTGTTAGTACAAGAATCAATAAAAATAATATAATTTGTTTCATATTAACTTATTAATGATTTGATTAATAGTAATCCAACTATGATACCTAAACCATACAATGTCCATTCCATAATTTTATGATTACCTGCAACTTGCCTATCAGTTCTACCTTGATTACTTCTATATAATCTTTCGTTCTCGATATCATCGATTAAAAAACCGACTCTTTCTTTTGCTATTATTGGAGAATCTTCTTCCAATAATTTTTTAATCTGTTTCAGATTTTTTGTAATTTCTGATTTATTCATAATTTATAATTTAACATAATTCACAATCTTCAGGCATAACATAAAGAGCAATAAGGAAAACAATTATTGCTATGATTGTTATTAATACCTGAACTGGTCTTGATTGTTTCTCTTTGTATGCTCTTAGTTTCATTCCCCACTTATAGGAGAGTTCTCCTGCCCAGTCAAACAGTCTACCAACCAAATCAAATGGTGGTACTTTCATAATTGTTAGAAAAAAGATAATGAATCCTTCTAGTCCATATCCTTCTTGAAACATCATCCATATGGATAATACTAAAAAGTACCATCCTATATATTTTTGTAAGTGTTGTCTAATTTTCATAACTACTTGTACTTCTTAATCCACTATACTCACATCTAGTCGAATTGATAAATGGTAAAATAGCTAATTCTTTAGCCTTAGCTTCAACCATTATATCTACATCATTACCATAAGTGTGTGGTACTTTACTTATATAATCAGAATGAGCTTGTGGTTTAATCTTTTCATTACCTTCGTGTAACATCTTTGATTCTGAGTAGTGAACTATTGGTTTAATATCTTCAGGCCATGTAGAGATTGCTAACTCTAAAGCCTCTTGTTCTGTTAATCCACCTGTATTAAATAAATGGTGATGGTAATCAAATACGATAGGAATACCAATTCTTTCATGTATGTACATCAAATCTTTTACTGAGTACATAGATGCTTTATCATCATTTTCAACAGTCAACCTACCTTGTACTGCAGGAGATAGTTTTTCAAAGTTCTTACAGAATCTATCCATGGCAGATTGTTTATCACCATACACACCATTACAATGAATATTTAATTTATTGTAAGGAGTACGAGATAAACCAATCATATCAAATATTTTACCATGTATCTCTAAATCAGTAATTGTATTATCAACAACTTTTGGATTAGGAGATACTAAAACATTGAAAGGGCCAGGATGTGCGGTAACTCTAATACCATGTTTGTTTGCATAATGTCCACACGCTTCAAGTATTGTTCCTATTCTTTTGTAGTATGGAGAGTTTTCCAATCCATATTCCGATGCCCATGGAAACATATCTGATGATAGTCTAAAAAGTTTTACATTGTTTTTGTTGTTCCATTCTAATATAGTGAATAAATCTCGTGAGTTTTGTAATCCTAACTCACCAGCATAATGAACACCTTTTTCTAAGAATGTTCTTTTAATCATTGAACGATTTGTAGTAACTTTTGGTTTTTGTTTACCAAGAGTCATGTTGATACATGCATAACCTAAATTCATAATATTTCTATTTACGATGTAAATATACGAAAAAAAATTGAGAAATCCAAGCTTTATAGTGAAAAACTTTCACCACACCCACAGGTTCTTTCAGCATTTGGGTTAGACCATTCAAATCCTTTACCATTTAATCCACTTGAATAATCTAATTGTGAGCCTAAAAGATATAAAAAAGATTGTTTATCTACTACAACATCTATTTCATCTGTTGGAAATGTTTTATCTCCTTCAAGTAAATCTTCCTTTTCTCCAAATTCCATAAAATATTGTAATCCACTACATCCACCACTTAACACTCCTACTCTTAGGTGATGGGTGTCTGATGATTTGTTTTCATCTTGAAGGGTTTGTAATAATTGTGTTGTTGCTCTTTTTGTAATTGTTACCGACATACTAATATGTTTTTGTTGTGAAATCATCAGGATACTGTTTTTTGATTTCAACTAATTCTTGTGATGTACCACCTTTTTTCTTCAACCAATAATTAATGGCTGCTCTATCGTTTACCCATCGTTCTCTTTTATTCCAATCAAATCTTGGATGTTTATAATAAGGTTGTCCATTAAATGGAAGTTTCCAACCTTCCTTATCATAATATTCACTTACTTCTTTTTCTGTTAGGTTGTATCCATCGTTAATACTTGCCTTTGCTGATTCTTTTTTTAGTGCCTGTTGGATTAAACTTTTTTGTTTTACTTTACTTTCTAAATCATCCTCTACTTCTTCTTCCTCTTCTACCTCTAAATCCATTAGTAATGTTTTTTGTAGTTCTGTAAGTTCTTCTTCTTCATCTTCCGCAGGATATAATTCATTTAGTGCAGTGTATTCATCCTTTTCACCATAAAGTTCTCTTTTCTCTATAACCTTTTTCTTTTTACTTACTCCTCTATCTACTTGCATGGCGTTGTTAAATGCTACTACAAGTGCTACAGCAAGTGGGTCAAATACAAATATAATTATTAGAATCAACCAATTAATAATTCTATCCATACTATATCCAGTCAATCCACTAAGATATTGTAATGGTCCAAGTTCCGAACCAGCCTCTAAGTTTGTATCTAAATCCAATATCTTTAACTGAATAGATTGTAGTGAATCTGCTGCTACTTCTCTTTTGACCTGAACACCTTTTCTATTATCCTCTTCCACATTGATTCTACTTTGTGCCAAGCGTAACTCAGCCGTGGATATTGTGGTTCTAATGCCCCCAGCCACCGCGGTGTCTCGTACTTGGATTGATTGAGATTTAGCATTGGAAAGAGTACTGATGTTATTAGATATTCTTTCAAGTTCCTTATCGTATCTTGCAACATCATCAGCGTAGAACTTTTCTTTTTGTTGTAAAAATGTTTTTTGTTTTTCATTTGCTGAGAACTGATTAAAGGTATCTTGGAATGCTGCAGTTAAGAATCCATAGATACCAAGTGATGTGATTAATATTAATACAATTACACCGAAGGTTAAATACCATCTAAATACTCTGTTAATCTTTTCCCAATAGTTGTAAAGATAACCAGCAGTAATTAGTTTAGCTAATTCTAACGAACTTGCCATAAGGATTACAGAAAATGTTGCACCTGCAAATAGTTTAGATAATCCACTTACAGAAAAAAATGCAGCATTAAAGGCTACGAAAAGAGCCGATAACCCCAAAAGTAATGTTCTAAATTTCATTGATTTATCCTCGTTCTACAACCTCCTTGATATCCTCAAGTATATTTTCTATTTGTTGTAGATAAGTACCTGCTGTTTTGGAATCAGCTGGTCTTTCACCTGTAACCATTTCTCTTACCACTTTTGCTTTGGTAATACATGATTCGATGTTGTTTGTAACTTTATCTTTATATATTTCTTTCATATATGATAGATTTTATTGTGTAAGTATAAATATTAAGATATAAAAAAAGGGGGATTTCTCCCCCTTTAATTATTTCTGATATGAGTGTTAATAAGATATTTTTAAGCTCTTTGCTTTTTTATTTACTTTCTTATCAACGAGGAGAGTGAGTAACCCATTATCAAAACTTGCAGTTGTTTTTGTACCATCATAATCAGTACCAACTGTTAGTGTCAAATCAATATCTTTTACAAAACGAGAAGTATTTTCTCCTTTTTTAGATTTGATTTTGATTTCTTCCTCAGTAACATCTACCGAAATATCCTTTGGATTGTGACCGATAGTGTTAACTGTAACTTTTTGTTTACCATCTTCTAAAACTTCACTCTCAAATGCTGAGTAAGATTTAGTTTTTGTTGGTGTGTTGAAAAATGAATCTGTAAAGATATCATCAAATAATCTGTTATTAATTGTGTAAATCATAATTTTGCCTTTTTTTTAATTATACATTTACAATATTATGTACCAAATTTATACCAATTAATAAAACATGACAATGTGTCAGTAATATTTATTTTTTAGATGACAATTTGTCAGATTCAATATGTTGTTTTGTCAGAGCTCGATACAAAACTTCTAATTCTTCCTCAGTATAACAAGCACCTAATCCAAACATTCCATCTATTTCAACATAATATTCACCTTTGTTTAGATTTTCTAAATCTTGATATTCATCATTTGTTGATGAAACAAAACAAAATGCCTTAACATCAGGATTATCTTTAGGTAGTGGTAACATATAATAATAGTATTCCTCACCATTACTTTCATCTTTATCTATATGTTTTTCCCAACCTTGTCTTTCAAATGTTTTTTCTGTAATTGGAGTGACAGGAAATTCCATTATTTGTTTTATTTTATTCCAACTTTCCATTATTCTAAAACAAACTTTATTGTATCTGTAACTAAATGTTCTCTGATTGTACCTGTCAATATTAATGTATCTCCTACCATAGTTTTTACTGGCCCTATTACATTAATAACATTACCATCCATTACATATGATGCTGGATTTGAAGTTGTAACTTCCCATTCGTTTTGTAAATACCAAGTAAGATTACTATCCCAACTTACTTTTAGTGGTTCATAGTATTCATAGTTTGTAACAATACCTGATATTGTGTGAATAGTTTGATGTACATCTTGTCTTAATTCTAAATGATAATATCCATTATTATCAAGCTGTAATCCACCATCTAATTCTAATGTTGGTAATGGTGGTGTAAGAATATCATCATCTTGTGGGTTACAAGATATAAGTAGTAATACTAAAACTATGAGGAAAACTACAACTAAGTAATCTAATATTTTTTCAATCATAATAATTTTTCTAATATCGAATCCCAATTAGGATAATCGTTTTCTGTATTAGTTTCCCAATTTGTCCCAAACTTTAATAGGGTACCGTTAAATTCACCAGCTCCATTTTTTGTTCTATCATCTATAAGGTAATCACCTATCAACATATCTTTTCTGTGTGTTGTTATTAATCTTTTGTGAAACATCTCACCAAAGTATTTTTCTATCCAATATCTTTTATCAGTAAGTGAAGAAGGATTACCCCATGGTGCTGAAGTTGCGATATACATATCATACTTACCACTATTATAAAGTTTATTTATTGCATCTATTGCCCCATCCATTGGTAGAGGGTCTCTAAATATACCTGGTATGTGGTCAGGACATGTTTTAAATTTTTCTATTAGGTGTTGGTGGGAATCAAACCAACTTTTTATATGAGTACCAAAGTCAACCATGACTCCGTCCATATCAATGAAAAGTATTTTTTTATTCATAATTTAATTTAAATAATTAGGTCCATGATAAGTCCATTTATCTGTACCATCAAATATATTACCTCTTGAATGTTTTGCTGGTGAGTACCAACTAGCGGGTTTAAGTAAATCTCCCTTACACACAAGAGAACCTTTGTGAGTTCCTTCAAACATAGAAACAAATCCCCATACTGAAGTACCATCTATTATTTTCATATATTTTTTTCCTTTGGATACTTTTAATGGCTCATACTCTTTGTAATCGTAATTATCGTTCCAATATTTTTTTCTTTTGGAATTTACTTTATCTAACCAAATTTCAAATTGTGTCATATTATTTGTTCTTTACTTATTAATGTATTTACCCAACCTAATCCGAAGTCATTATGCCAAACTTTAAGTTTAACACAACCATTTAAATCTTCATCAAAATCACATTGGTAGTTAGGGTCAATTATAATACCACTATCGATGTTACCCCACTTATCTTCAAATGATACTTTTTCGTTTATTTTTAACTTCATATCTTAATTATTTACATAGTAAATATACGAAAAATGCGCGAGAAATCCAAGTCAAATCATACTTTTTTTCGAACCTTTTTTGAGTTTATTTTTAGGATGTAGATAGTCATTTAATTCAAAAGAATCAATATCTTTCAGCCCCCATTTATTTATGATTTCAAATGATTCAAATCTATCTTCACTATATAAATCTTCATACCATGTTATAGGTATTTTAGTGTATTCTGATATTTCTTTTAATTGTTCTTTTTGTAGATGTAGGTGGGTGTTTTTAGCATCATCATAATGTTGTTTTCTAAAAGATTCTGGTATTAAATCACTAGTCCAACTTTGGTGTACTTTTTCATTTCTAGCAATTCTCCAATGTAGATGTACAAAACTTTCTTCATGTTCAATAAGATTTTTTCTATCAAGTAATATAACTTTATCAAACTCTTTAATAAACTCTTTAGTGAAATCTATAAATGATGTGGTGAGGTTTTTTGGTACTTGGTCACATAATATTTTAACACAAATATTACTATGTTCAGATAATTCAGGTAAAGGATATGTTCTATCACCTGTAACAAACTCATAAACTAATGATTCATGAGTATTTGATTTAAAAGGTTCTCCGATAGTATGATACCCTTGTTCTTGAATTCCTCTTCTAAGTGATGTAGTACCACTACGAGATGTACCAAGTATTAATATTTTCATTAACTACAATGCTGTCTATATCCTTTTATTTCCACTCTATTCGTGGTATCAATAATTGTTTTAATTAGTATTTCTTTATTTTCAATCATTGTCCTTGCCATTCCAAGAGTTTCTGTATCAAATTCATTCTTTACCCAATCGGTAAATAAGTAGGTTAATAGTTTAGATTTTATTTTATTTATCATTTATTTAATTTTTAAGGTTTTATTAATTAATTCAATAATTTCACTAGCGTAAGAATTAGTATTATAAGAGTAATAAGTATCACATGACCTTATATCCATATTAATTTCATCAATTCTTAATCTCCAACCAGGATAATAACCACCACCTGAAGTATGGTATCTTAATCCATTTTCTCTCCATTTGGTTTCACCCCATTCTTGTAACCAATTATCGATTCCTATTTCATCTAAGAGTTTAGATACCATTCTAAGACCAGGCATCTTGTTTGGGTTTTTATACCAACCTCCATCTCTTTTGTTAATTAGTCTTTCGTAAGTTTTATAGTTTTTAAGGTTTTTTAACTTCATATCTTAATTATTTACATAGTAAATATACGAAAAATAATCGAGAAATCCAAGCAAAAAGTGAATTATTTTTCACTTTTTTTTAAGCATATTGTGTTAATAATCTTAGTATTTCATCTAAAGATTCATGTCTGTGGTTATCCTCTAATGTTATTGCATAAGCATATTTTGAATCTTTTACCTTTGGTACTTCATGTATAGCTGAATCATTAGGAAATTTTAAATCAATCTGCTGTGGGTCACCTGTTAAAATCATAGTAGAACCTTTACCTAATCTACCTAACACCATACCTAATTGTTGTTTAGTTAGATTTTGAAATTCATCTACAATTACACATGCATCATCAAAAGTTCTACCTCTGAAATGAGATAGTGATACTAATTCTATTTCCTCATCAGCTTCCATTTTTTGTAATATAGTTGGTTTGTTATAAACCTTCCTCATATTAGAACGAATTGGTACTAACCAAGGTTCCATCTTTTCATCTAATGAACCTGGTAGGTATCCATTATCTTCATTAGATACAGTTGGTCTTGTTATTATTATTTGATTTATTTTACGAGTAAAAAACATATCTAATGCTATTTGTACCGCAAGTAGAGTTTTACCACTACCTGCCTTACCCATAACGAAATTATATGGATGATATAAAATTGCTGTTTTAGCAGATTTTTGTTCATCAGATAATGTTATTGAAAACTTTATTTTACCCTTTGGGGCCTGTTTTGAAATATTAGCTCTTGCCATTGTTCTCCTTTATAAAATTAAATTTAGTAAAACCATTCTTGTAACATAATATAGCAGATGCTCGATTCCAGTCATCTGAATACAAATACATTGTATTGGTGTTATTTAAATTAAAACTATATTCAAACCCTTGTCTATAAAAAAATAAAGATGAGTTTGTATGTGGTTTATGTAACCTACTTACTAATGCTCCTCCTATATAAATTTCATTTTTTTCTAAAGGTTGATAATATGATTTCCAGTCAATTGTAACACAATCATTGTTTGTCCAATGCCAACCTAAACAAGTATTTTCATACATCCATAAATGACATTGTGAACCAAACTTTAATCTTTCGTGTACTATTTCTTTCGTAGGTGTTTCATTCCAATCTAAATCTTCATGGTGGTATTTAATAACAGTTTCTATGTGAGTTATGTTATCAGAAAAATCAGCTGATGAAATTGTTTTAAACCAATACCTTTTGTCGAAATTGTGAGAGGGGAGATTTTTTTTAAATAATCTAAATTGAACTATGTTGGTTAATTCCATAAAGTAACACCTTTAGAATAAATATGTTTATATTAGTGATTTACTCTTAGTCCAAACAACTAAAGTTTCTCTATATCCTTTTTTAATTTCAGTAACTCCATGATTAACTTCACCTCCATCATAATCAATTACTTGTCCAACTTCATCAAAACAAACAAGTTCATCATCTAATATCAAATCACCGCCCATCTCTGCATTAGATAATAAAATTAAATAGGTTCGTGAAGAGTTACTGTCTTTGTGTGCTAAAGCTTTTGAACCTTCTTGATATTGATTACTATGGATTGAGATTATTTCGTTTTTATTTATACCAAGATGTTTAGAAAAAAAGTTTACTATATTTGGGTTATTTTTTATTGAGTAAAAAATAATCTCAACAGGCCCTTTACCCATATATGTATAATTAATTAAACCAACTGAGTTTTGTGCAATATAATTTTTTTCTTCTTTACTAGCTGGTACTAATTCTTTATATAACCTAATTAGTGTTTTGTAGTTATCGTTTTTAAATTTTCTTAATTTATACATTAAATTATTTTTTCTTTTCTCCAATCAATTTCTTTTATTGATAAATTATATTTGTTTACTATCGTAGTAAGTGCCCACCCTTCACCATATCCATCTCCATATTTTATATATCTACTAAACCTTGGGTTTCTATTTAAGGTTGTATAAATATCCTTTATACTTGATTCTAATAATTTTAAATCCCAAATATAATCTTCTATGTTCTTAAGTTTTGGTATGGAAATAAATGCTTCTGCAATATAGGTATCTAATATGTTATTTGATTCTATAAGTTTTGGTAATTTTTTTTGTAACATTCTTTCATCATCACCAAAATGTTTTGTTAAAATATTTTCAGAATTTAAATCAAATAATTTATAAGTGTAAACAGATGTATCATCCAACTTTAGATTTAAATTTAAATTTTCTAACCAATCCACATCAACAAAAATAACTCTTTCGTTAAATTTTTCTGCTAACATAAATATAAAATACAACTTATCGTAGTAACTAAATGTTTTATTATATTCGTGTGTTATTGCAGATGGAAATGATTCTGTTTTATCTGTAAGTATATGAAGTGGAATCTGCTCTGATATTTCATTTGCTGTGTTTTGGTAATTAGAAATAAACTCATCACCAACACACATTGTTGCAAAGATTGGCATTACTGGTCAAGATGTTTTTTTTCGAAGTATCGAAAGAAATTATTTAGTATATTTTCTGATTTCTCACTCTCATCACTACTAAGATTTGTAAGAGTTCTTGAAGTAATATTACTAATTGGAATTGTTTTGTATATTGTTGGTTTATCTGCCATGATTATCCTTTTATTTATTATGTACTAATATACCATCTACAAGATATGTATGAGTATTTTCTACTGTTATATTGTAAACTGCTTCATCTTCTTCAGTTGATGCAAACTGTATATCATAAACTTCTACCCACTCATCACCTTCAAAAATGTAGTCACCTATTTTAAGTGTTTTAGATTCTTGTTCAGTTGCAAATGGTTCTTGTGAAGAATCAGGTGCCAATGCTTTCCAACCATCTTTAGTCCAAAATGGATGTTCAGGTGTAAACATAACATTTATGTTTCCATTTATAAACCAGAATCCCATACCACTTCCACCAACTGATTCGTTTCTTGAAACATGGTCTGAAAGTTTTGTTGTGTTATGTAATTGAGTTACAGTAGATGAACCATACTCAGATGTTTCAACATTATATGTTCTAACAACATCACCTATTTCTATTTCATTAATTGCTTTGTGGTCACCATTCCCAAGTTGAACTTGAGTTGAACCTTGGAAACAACATGATGGTATAAATCTATTATGTACTAAAACATCGTTTGCGTAAAAGTTTTGATGTGGAGTTACTACATCTAAATTATAAACAGTTTTTTTATCAACATTTTCTTGTATGTAATTTAATTGAATATATCCACCATCACCATAATCTTCTGCTAAGATTTTAATCCAATCACCTTCTTCTAATTGTTGAACTTCAAGACCTGAATCTTCAAGTGTTTGTGCTGGTTTATATGAACACCATCCTTTACCTCTAACATAAATTGGGTGGTCAGGTGTACCTTCAAGGTCTAAATGAGTTGGTTCAAATGATTTAAAGTTAACTGTTTCTTCGTTTTCTTTTACTCTTACACTTTCAACAACTCCACCATGACGAACATTATTTTCAAAATCCCAACAAGCAACTTCATCTCCTACAACAACATCTTCGATATTTTTTCTTTCCCCATTCGCCATTGTTACAGGTGTACCTGCTACGAAACAAGGAGCGTTGTGTGCAACAATAGGTGCTGATGCACTAACTATAAATGTATCTTGAATCTCTACATCAGGATTATAAATACTTTCGTTTTGTTCTTCTATTAGTAAACAAGCTGTATCTACTATATCTATCTTACTACCACTATGGTCAACTAATGAATGGTCATCTTTATCAATTGTTTTTAATTCAATAAATTTAAATGAATTAGATGATGATTCGTGTACAAGGAAGTGTTGGTTAAGACCAGAATAAAGTGATTCGTTATCACTAATTTTTACTTCTCCCATTAGGCCTGTAACAAGAGATGATGATAACATATTTTCAACAAAAGATGATGTTACATAGAATGGGTCTGGTAAAGTTGCTCCAACATAGTTCCATGCTTCAAAATCAGCAACAACATCTGTTGTTGGTGAACCTGATATAAAGAATGATTTTATTCTATCATCTTTTGCTAAGTTACTAAATAATTTTAAAGTACCATCTTCATTGTAAACATTTTCTGTACCTTTGAAGCCTGTTGTATTAATATCATCAGGATAGTTTGTTGCAAATTCATAATAATGTTTTTGATGGTAAAGATTATATCCATTTGAATCTATTGTAATACTTGATGGTATCTCTTCAAGAGCATTTACTTTATAACTAGCAAGCTTACACAACTCAAATCCACCTATAGCTTCAACATATACTGCAATATAAAAACATCTTATACTTTCTACTTTATTAGTAGAACCAAGTTGGGTACTATTAAAATAATATTTTTCTATTGATTGATTGTTTTTATCAACATAGTTGTTAATAGCATCGTTTATTCTATCTTCTGATGATGATACTGAATTACCACCTTTTGCAAATCTAACCTTTTCAGCTACTTCACTTACATCTTTTTGTACATAATCAGGTAGTACAGCGTGGTCGTTTAAATCTTCTTCGATTAATGTATTATATGTTGTAGAACTGCCAGAGTAATAAAATGCTGGTATTGAACCAGTTGCTGAATTTTCATGAAATAAAGTTAGTACATTTATTCTTTCTTTACAATAGGTTGAATCAAAAAGTGCACCCTCATCATAAGCTAATCTTAATATAAATTTATTACTTGCATCTGTTGGTGAGTTTGGATACATAGTAGTATTATCTTGAAGGTGTCTTGTGAATGTAGTTACATCTGTACCTGAAAGTTCTGATTCAAGTTTATCTACAAAATGATTATGAAATTGTTTGTGTACAGTTTCTACTGTTGTAATATTGTTATCACTTAATACTGTTTTAAAAGCAGAAAAATCAAAATTATTATTGAGGGATGCAGATATAAAGCCTGTATCTGTATTTAACTCTAAGAGTCTATAACCACCATTATTATCCTCAACAAAATCTGCTGAAAAAAGAACACCTTTCATATTATTTCCTATTTTTGTAAATTATATCAACTATAAATATATGTAATTATTTTTTTAATGTTTCTTTGTTGTTTTCCCTTTTTCTTTTTTTAAGAAGATTTTTAACCTCTCTTATTTGATGACATATCATATAATCTTCTTTCTTTTCAAACCAACTTAATGCCAAATCAAGAACTTCTTTATATTCATTTTTTTTAATAACAACAACATTGTTAACATTAGGGTGAACTAATAAAGCTATCTCTGGTCTTTTAGTTTCAATAGCAACTGCTATCATCTGTGATATCTGAGAAAATACTTCATCTCCTCTATAATCAAGAAATCTTTTTACTCTTGGATGATATTCAGCCAGTAAGTATCTTCTCCAATCTACTCTTCCATATCTACTATTATCAATCATTAATTTCTCTTCTCCCATCTATTTTCATTTTGATTCCATCTGTAATAAAAACCATCAGGTCCTAACCTTCTTTTATCTCTACTACCAAATGGGCCACTTCTACCTCTAAATCCAAAGGGTGGATATAATTGTGAAACTGTTTCAACTTCACCACTAACACTTGTAATATTATTAGTGTTTGTTGTAACTATATCAACACCTGGCTCATCATCTGAAAAATCTTCTTCTACTGATTCTAATTCATCTAAAGCTTTTTGGTGGTCCATACCTAATTCATCTGTAAGCTTTACTTCCCAACTTCCCATTTCATCGGCATTTTTAAGTGGACTATTTCCACTATCACTTGTAGTTAGGTAATTAATATGAAGTAAATAATCTTGTTTGGTGTTGAGGGTATCTGTAACTTCAACTTCAGCGTATTGTTCTGATATATCAAATATTGGTTTTTTAGAATAATTGGTTAAAAGATTATCGTTGAATTTTATTATTGGAATTGTATTTTCGTAAATATAAGGGTTACTTTGGTCTCTTTTAGCTGCTGTTAATTTATCTAAAAATGTCTGTGATGTAAATAGTGTATCATCGGAGAACTTAACAATAAATTGAAAATTTACATTTGGAGCAACTTGAATACTTTGATAGAAAAAGGGGTCACTCAAATCTGATAATTTGATTTGATTCTTTTCAAATAAACCTGTATATACTGTTGTATTGCTACCAGGTCTCTCTGCCTTGTATGCCGATAATATATCCTTATCCTCAGGATATAAATTTGGTAAATCAAAAATACTTCTTAGTTCCATATATTATATAAATATCTGAAACTTAAATACTTAATTTTTTTTGGAAAGTTCTTGTTGTAGTTTTTGGATGGTAAACTTTACCTCTTGAGATTGAGGTCCTGTTTTAAGTTCTATAATCTTATTGATTATTTCATCCTTCTTTTTTCCTTTTAAGAAATCTGTAATTGTTTGCATTTATTCTGTTATTGTAAAATAAGCTTTTTGTATTGCTTCGTGTATAGTAAGTTGAGGGTCATCTTTTCTAAGTGTATGAACCACCCTCCACAATTCATCTTTAATTCCTAATGAATGTGATTTATAAAGTAACTCTTCTGAATACTCTTCGTTTGTGAATCCCATTGGTAAAACCCCCTTGTGTTTTATAAATATTATAAACCTCCATATTCATCATCATAAAACTGAATATTAATTCCAGCTTCTTCTAACATAGCCCAACTTCTTTCGTAGTTTTTTTCCCAATGTTTGCCTTTTGTAACATCACCTTTTTCACAAAAGATTCGTTTAATTCCAGCATTAATAATTCCTCTTGCACAATCAGAGCAAGGAATACCACAAGATAAATACATTGTACAACCTTTAGTTGATACACCTATTCTTGCAGCATTGTAGATAGCATTTCGTTCAGCATGTTCAAACCAAAAATACTTTTCGGGTCTTTCTTGCCTTTCAATAATGTTATCTTGTAATCCTCTTGGAAATGAGTTATAACCAGTAGATACAATTTCCTTATCTTCTCCAACTATAACTGCACCAATTTGTGTATTTTCATCTTTGGATTTAAGTTTGACTGTATGAGCCATTGTTCTAAAGTATTCTACCCATCTCATATTATATTTTTTTTAAAATCAAAATCATTTTCAGATAACCATGATACTAATACATATCGAGTTCCTTTAATAATTTCTTTTGCTTCATGATATAGTTCAGCATTAAATAAGATAACACTTCCCTTTTCTTTATTCGCTTTGATTACATTATCATTTTCATATACAAGTAAATCACCACCTTCATATTCATATTCATGTGAAAGTTGTATAATCAAAGTTTTAAATCTATCAGAAAAATCTTTTGAGTTTTTATCTCTATGTTTTGTGAACTTTTGCCCTTCGGTATATTTTAATATTCTAATTTTATCTGGTAAATCTTTTATACTTAACTTTTTAAGTTTTTTCAATAACATTTGTTTTTGAAAATCTTCTAAGTAAAAATCATACTGATAAGATGTTCTTGTTTCTTTTATACCTTTTGTACCATCAGATAACACCTTACTTCTGGTTTCATTTATGTGTGGAATTTTTTCTAATATTAAATTACAATCACCAAATTCAAGTAATACTTCTTGGTAAACTTTTTTATTTATGTAATTGGTTCCCATTGTGCATCTTCTATGGTTTCACAAAAATAATATACTCCTTCTCTTTGTACTTTAAATGCAGTATCAACCTCTAACCACTCTTTAATCATTGTTATATTCTTACATCTTTCAATAGGAATAATTGCATGAATAATATATGGCGTATTATTGATGTATTGTATCGGTCTTTTGTAAGAAGGAAAAATCATATTATTTAGAGCCTTTGGAGGGACTCGAACCCACGACCTGTTGATTACAAATCAACTGCTCTAGCCAGCTGAGCTACAAAGGCTTAGAAGTATTATTCTTCAATATCTTCTTCAGTACTTTCTTCTTCAACTACTTCTTCTTCTAACACAACAGTTTCACTGTCAGTTACAACTTCTGTAGCATCAGTTGCTTCTTGTACTTCCACTTCCGCTTCTACGGCAGGAGTTTCCCCCTCTTTTTCTTTTTTATCTTTAGGGTCACATGATAGTAATCCTAAGACTAAAAATAAACTTAATAAATATTTCATAATATATAATTTAGTTAATAACCTACTTATGTAGATTGTGGAGGATATCGGAGTCGAACCGATGACCTCTTCGGTGCAAGCGAAGCGCTCTAGCCAGCTGAGCTAATCCCCCATTTATCTCCTAAGATTAAAGATTCATTCTTAATCTGTATGATTCTTCTTCAATCTTTTCTACCCTTTTTACTAAATCAGCGTTTGTTGGTGGGATACTATCTGATACATTTTTGATTGATTTAGATAAATCATCTTGAGTATTCTCAATAGTTTCTTGAACACTATCAAATTGTGTATTGATTTTTCTTTCAAGAGTATTGAGTTTAATCATTAATTCATCTATATCATCTTCGTTATCATCAAGTCTTTCTTCGTGTATCCTAACACCTCTAACTGAGTATCCTAAAAAGAATAATATAAGAGAAACAAAACCTCCAATAATAATATATGTTGCTTCCATAATTTAATTTTTGTACTCGGTAGGGGAATCGAACCCCTCTTGCCAGGATGAAAACCTGAAGTCCTAACCGATAGACGAACCGAGCATAATTTTATTTTCAGAATACTTAAATGACCATTTCAATAAGTAACTGAAAAAGAAATCTCCTAACAAAGAGTTAATAAAGAAAGGTATTGCAAGTGTATAACACAATACAAAACCTTCAAAAGTTTTTGGATATCCCATCAACCAAACTCCAAAGTTAGTAACGATAAAAAATATTAAGGATGCAATAAACACATTCTTAACACTTATTTTTTTCCAAATGGTTCCTAATATACTAATGAGTAAGAACGAACCATACACCCAATAAGAGATACCATAGAACCCCAAATACACATCAGATAATCCCATTGCTATTAAAGGTAATGAGATACCTAACCACTTGTTTTTAAATGTAGTTCCACCAAACAATGCAAGTGCTGTGATTGGTGTAAAGTTGGGTGGATGTGGTAGTAATCTAATTAATACTGCCATGATTACAAACCCAATAACAAGTAATTCTCTTTTATTCATCTTCAATATTTCTATTCTTATGTTTTGATTTTCTACTATAATCTTTTTTAGATTTGTGAGTTTTCTCTGTCATCTTTTTACCGATGTGATGAGAAGCCTCACCATAGGTCATATCATCCCATGAAAGCTTTTCTTGATGTGGGCTCTTTTTCTTTTGTTTCTTCATCACTTACAAGTTCCATTTTTGTTACCATAGGGTTTCTATTTCTCATATATTGTGTTTCAGTCCAATCAGTGCCTCTATCAGTAATAAACTCAATATAAAGTATATCCTTAGATGTATCTGTTTCTTCAGTTATTTTGTATATTAATTTTCGCATAGATTTAGTTTATTTACAAATATACAACTTTTTTTTCACAATTCCAAATAATTTATTAATTTTTTTCATCCATCTCTTCTTTTAGTGAACATTCTAAATGGTCTTGTCCAACTAAATAATCATAATCAACATCTTTCGTGGATTTCAAACAATACCTACAAATCCATTGGCCTTGGTATTTACTTTCAAACCAATAGTTTCTAATACCATTAAGTACATCTCTTTCTTCTTTACTATAAAATCCTTTAGTTTCAACTCGTGTTATAAGTTCTCTGGCCATCATTGCTGTTTCAGTATCCACATGATGTTTCCAAGGTTGTTTAGATAACCAATTATCTAAAATCTTTAATCCTTCTAAAGTTTCATTATCAACCAAATATGTTTTAGTTTGTCTTGTAGGCATTCTTAATTGTTAACTATTATTTCACCAGTATTATATGATGGGATGTAATAATTAAATCTATGTTTGTCTAAAACATCATCAATGATTCTTCTTTGTAATTCATGTGAGTTACCAGTTATTACTCTCACTTGAAATCCAAAATCAAGAGATTCTCTTAATAACCAATCTTCGGTTGCAAGAACGGCTTCATCGTGTGTAAATCCATGTAAATCTATTTCATTCATATTATCCTTTTTTTTCTACCCAAAAAATTTGTACCATTAGTATTAAAAAACAAAGTAAAAGTTGAACAGATATTTTCATCGTTACAGGTTGTTTAAAATGATACGAGGTTAATATTATATATGAAATAATTCCCAAAACAAAACCAACAAATCTATTTGGCCATATCTCACCCCCAAACGAGTTTACCCCAAAGTATGTTGCTTTTAAAAACAACCAAGTGAGTGGAATCGCAAGTAAATACCATCCCCACCATTCGGGTGGATATCGTTTATCCAAGAATTGGTAGTTGTGTTGGTACCACGCTCCTACTTGTGCAAGGATACCTAAAATACAGGCATAACCGAGATAAATCCAATTTATTTTTTCCATGTTCGTAACTTTTTATATTTTGTTAATTAAATTTTTTAAAAATCGTATAGTTATATATACTCCAGACACTCCAGACAACTTAAAAGATAATTTAAAATAAAAGATAATAACCTATAACTTAAGCACTAAGGCCGTGTCGATTTTTTAAAATTTTTTTTTGTCGGTCTTTTTTTAAGATTTTTTTCAAGTCGTTTTTTTAGTTGTTCAGTCGAAGAGTTTTTTTCCCTTCTTTTTATTGATAGTTTTGTAATGTGTATTAGAAGTATAGAACCATTCAAGAAGATAATACTACCACTATCCATTGCTATTCCATATGATAACCACAGTAAGGCTCCGATTGAGTTGAGTGCTCTTAACTTCCAGCCTTCCCATAAGAAAGATAGTAGAACGAATCCACTACCTATATAACCTATAATTTCCCAATTCATTGAACTTCTTTTTTGAGGACATTGGATACCATAGTATCTACAGCTTCGTTGTGTTCAGCCATTACCCACTTCATAATAGAACAAAGTTCATATTCTTCCTGTCTCTCTAAGTTTTGTAACATCTCCCATAGCCAATCTAACCCCCATATCTTAACAAGGGTTTTAGGTGTAAACCCTAACTGATGGAAATGGTAGAAGAAGGCTTCTGAGAGCCAATCTAAATCTGTGGGAGTTGGGATACCAAATAGTTGTTGATACTCAAAGGGGTCCAAAGGAACTGAACCATTGAGACAGTCTTTGAAGAAGAGTTGTTTATCGATGATTTGTTGATGGATTCCAAAAAGGTCTCTCTCATCATCGTTATCCTCATCGTCATTCGGAATAAAATCGTCCCATGTTTTCATATCTGTGTATTTAGTATTATAGTTATATCTCTTATTATAAATAGTAGTAGTCTTTGGTTAATGCATCCTTGCTTTAATATTATACCTACCGAAATTTCTTTTAACTATCAAAATGAGGGGTCGATTTTTTTATCTTGATAATATTTTTCTCTTATATGGTTTAAGAGTTCTTTGTGGGAATCATCATAGAATTGCCCTTTCTTTATTATATCGAGGAAATCAAGTACTTGTTTCGCGGTTTTGACTTCCTTATTTG